CCTGTCAACTCAATTACAGGTACAACAACTGTTGATGTATCAGTCGCTAAAAATATTCTTGATGAAACTTCTATGTCCGTTCAATCACAAGGTTGGAATTTTAACACACATACTAATTACAAATCACTATCTTTAGATACAGATAATAAAGTACCTTTACCATTAAACTGTGTAAAGGCAGACGCTAATCAATCATACAGACACTTAAATTATACTATTAGAAATGGTTTTCTATACGATATGGAAAAACATACTGATGTATTTACAAGTGCTCCTGCTTCAGTGGACTTAGTCTTAGTCCAACAATTTGAACATCTCCCAGAATACGCAAGAAGATATATAGCAATGAAAGCCGCTAGAAGATTTGCGTCAAGATTTATAGGTGATACAACTATCACACAATTAATTGGTCAAGATGAAAATGAAGCATTAGTTTCTTTTCAACAAGCAGATGCACAAGAATCTGATACTAATATATTAAATGGTGATTCTAATACTTTTTCAATAATTAACAGAACAACTAGAAGGACTTACTAATGGGTAATGTGGTATCGCAATCTATACCTAATTTTCTTAATGGTTTGTCTCAACAGACACCTACACAAAGAGGAATAAATCAAGGTGAAGACCAAGTAAATTTTGCAAATAACATTGTAGATGGTTTATCAAAAAGACCACCGCTAGATTATGTTGCAAATTTAGATGGTACTAATCTATATCCTAACACAACAAAATTTTGGTCTATTCAAAGAGATGAAAACAATCAATACATTGTAGCATTTTATAATGGTGGTGTAAAAGTATGGGATTTAGCAGGTAATGAAAAAACTGTAACAATACAAAGTGGTGCAAGTTATCTTACTTCTACTAATCCTAAAGAAAATTTTAAATTAGTAAACATTGCAGATTTTACATTTATTGCAAACACAGCTACAACTGTAGCGGCAGACTCAACAACATCTGCGGCTAAAGTAGAAGAGTTTTTAATAAATGTTAAATTAACAAACTATGGTAGAGAATATAAAGTAGCATTAAAACACCCTAACATGGCACAAGAGTTAGAGGTACAGTTTCAATTACCTACAGGTAATGATGCTTCTACAGATAGTAAGTTTAGAGATACAAACAAAATTAAAGATATATTATTAAATGGTACAGCTAGTACACACTGGGATAGTGCCGCTAATGGTATTGGTTTTAAAACTGTAAGAACAGATACAGGAGCAACAGTTTCTAGTTCACAAGGTTTAGCAAATTATTCTGGGTTTACATCTCATTTTACATTTGAAAGTTTTGACTCAGTTATATACGGAAAACCTACTGACCAAAATGCAAACTATACAGTAAGTACAGCAGATGGTTCAGGTAACACTGCCATGTATGCTATAAAAGATAAGATACAAGATTTTAGTGATTTACCTTATTATGGTAAATTAGGAGTTATATTAAAAATTACAGGTGACGAAGGTGATACTTTGTCTGATTACTATGTTGCGTTTCAAGGCAATGGTGTATGGAATGAAACTATTGCACCTGCAACATCTGTAGGTTTAGATAACTCTACTATGCCACACGCATTAGTAAATAATAATAATGGTACATTTACATTTAAAGAATTAGATTATACAGATAGAACATGTGGAGATAGTGATACAAATGCTGACCCTAGTTTTGTAGGTAAGAAAATAAATAACCTTACATTTTACAAAAATAGATTAGGTATTATGTCTGGTGAAAATTTAGTATTAACAGAAAATGCTAGTTTCTTTAATTACTTTCAAACTACTACAACACAAGTTTTAGATACAGACCCTATTGACATTGCGGCTTCAGGTACACAAGTTAATACACTTAAAAATTCTGTAGGATTTAATGAGTCTTTACTTTTATTTTCTGATACAGCACAATATAAATTAGATAGTGCAGGAGATACTATATCACCTACTACAGCTATACTTAATGAAGTATCTTCATTTGAACATGATGATTCAGTGCAACCAGTATCAGCAGGTAAGTTTGCATATTTTGCACAAGCAAGAAATAACAACACTGCAATAAGAGAATACTTTGCAGATGATGATACATTAACAAATGATGGTTTAGATATTACAGTATCAGTACAATCACTATTACCTACTAACGCTTTTCAAATAGTAAGTAATACTACAGAAGATACACTAGCTATACTATGTTCAGACACAGCAGACTCACAAACTGCACCATATACTTCAGGCACAGCAGTGTCACCTACAAATGCAGATACATTATTTATCTATAAGTATTTCTTTGATAGAGGTGAGAAAGTACAAACTGCGTGGGCTAAATGGGAATTTAGTGGTGTTAAGATTTTAGGTGCTATGTCACTAGAAAGTTTCTTATATGTAATGGCGGCAGAAGGAACAAACACAAAATTATTTAAAATAGATTTAAGAAATTTAAAAGACACAACATTAGGACATGGAGTCTTTTTAGATTTAAAAGCGTCAGTTACAGGTTCGTACAATGCTACAACAGACTTAACTACGTTTACTTCACCGTATGGTGCAAGAACAGGATTAATAGCAGTAGATAGAACAAATGGTGCTAATTATACAGCCACAAATACAACAGGCTCTACATATACTATAGTAGGTAATCATACCTCGTTATTTATAGGTGTACCATTTTCTTCTGTTTACAGATTGTCTACTCAGTACATAAGAGAAAATACTGGTAGAGGATTGGTAGCAGTAACTTCAGGAAGATACCAAGTTAGAAATATATCTTTTAACTTTGAAAACTCTGGTTTCTTTGAAGTAGAAGTTACACCTAATAATAGAGATACGTCTACAACAATAATGAATGGTTATGTTATTGGTACGGCTACATCTATTATAGGAAAACCTGCTATTAACTCAGGAACATTAAGAGTTCCAGTGCAATGTAGAAACACAGAATTTGTAATGGATATAAAAAGCAACTCACATCTACCAGTTTATATTGCTGATGCTGAAGTTGAAGGTTATTATCATTCACGTTCAAGAAGGATTTAATGATTAAAGAAAATTATGTACGTAAAGCTATAATAGCAGATGCGTTGGAGTTATCTCCTAAAATTAGAAAAGGTGACAGAGAAGAAATTAGAGCATCTGAAGGTATATCACCTTTAAGAGCTTTAGTAATGCCTTTTACTTATGACAATGCAAAAATATATACTATTGTAGGTTCAGAAAAAGAAGGTGTAATAGGAATGTTTGGTAGTAATCCTACACAATTACCTGAGTATGGAGTAGCGTGGTTATTGTCTAGTGAAGATTTATTTAAACATACAAAACAATTTATAAAAGAGTGTCCGTATTGGGTAGCACAAATGAGTGAAGGTTATGAATACATTTACAATTTTGTAGATAAAAGAAATTGGAAAAGTTTAAAATGGTTACAATTTTTAGGATTTGAACCAAAAGAAAATATAGAAAACTATGGCGTTGGTAAAATGCCATTTTTATTAATGATGAAAGAGGTCAATAAAAAACATGTGTAGTATACAAGCCGCTATGGCAGGAGTGCAGATAGTAGGTAAAGTACAAGAATACAGAGAACAAAAAGCTCTAGCCGCTAGTAAACGTAGAGCTAACGCTGTTACAATAGAAAATGCTAATAGAGCTTACATACGTGACATTAATAAAATAGACCAAGAAAAAGTACAAGCTGACCAAGAAAAAACAGTAGCTAAAGTTAAAACTGATATGGAAAAGAAAAAAGCAATAGCACAAAATATTAACTTAAATGCAGGAAACAGTGTTGCTATAGTTCAAGATATAGGTTCTTTATACAATGACGAATATAATGAAAATAATAGAGATTATAAAGGTGACTTAATTACTATTGGTGAACAAAGTATTGACGCATACGCAAATATGGCTAAAGTATATAATAGTATTGCACCAGTTACAGAACCTAGCAGAACAGGATTATTATTAGACATAGCAACAACAGCAGGAGAAGGTTATGTTGCACACACTGACGCAACTAAACCAAAAACAACATAATGGCAAAATATAAATCAAGAATATCTAACAAATACATGGGCTCTGGTTTTGAGGGTTATGTAGCTTCAGCAAAAACTACTGAAGGTTTAGAATTAGCTAAAGCATTACAAAACACTGGTGAAAGAGGTATGCGTATTGCTAATGTTATAACTGACCAAAAAAAAGATAAAGCAGTAGACAAAATACAATCTTTGTATTCTTCTGGTAAAAGTATGGAAGATATACAAACAGAAATACTTGCAGGTAAACACCCAGATTTAACAGGTAAGTATGTAGAAAAAACTACACAGTTTCATTTAGGTAAAGTAAAAGCGGCAGAAACAATTAAAAATATAGAAGCTAATAAAAACGAGTATGATTTTGAAAATAATAATTTAAACACATTTTACGAAAAGTTTTTACCAAATTTTAATGAAGCAGATAATTCGTATACTACAGGTTTTGCTTCTGTATTTAATACGTATAGAGCAGATGAAGCTGTAAAAGATGCAGAAGTTAGAAGTGCTTTTGCTTCTAAGAAAAAGATAGAAGAAGGTAGAGTACAGTTGTCTATTATACCAGATGAAAATTTAGAATCAGATTATATTAAAACATGGGAAAACTTAAACATAGATGTACCTAATACTGACGGTGGAAGTAAACCTAATAAATTATATACTAATCAAGAATTACAAGCTGTAATTATATCTGATGTAGAATCTATTGTTAATAGTGCAACAACTATGGAAGAAATAGAAAGAGCTGAAACTATTATGAATTTAGATATGGGTATAGGCAAAGATGGTACAAAATTAGGAACATTAAATGATAGAAAAACTACAGAAGTAGATGCTCTTAGAGCTAAGTTAGTTGCTAAGAAAAGAGCAGTATTACAGAACACTAGAGCAGATGAAGCGTATCAAAAAGGTAAAGCTGTAGAAGGTATATGGGCTGAAGCATTTGCACCTAATGAAGATGGTAGTCCTAAAAATAAAATTCAATTACAAGAAATACAACAAAAATTAAAACAATTTAATGACCCACAACTTGTAGCAACATTTGCAGATTTCTTTAATAAAAACAGAACAGTAAACAATGACCCTGCTGTTAGTTCACAATTTATGATAGATATTGTAAAAGGTGAATTTGATTCTTATGATGAAATGATAACAGAAATGTTAGCTAGAGGTGTACCTGAGTCTGAATTAGGAACAGCTAATATTAGATGGAATCAATATACTAAAGGTAGAGATGAAGGTTCTAGTCCTGTATTTACAAGTAACGCTAATTATTCTGATAATGTTACTAAAGTATTAAAAGCAGTAGAAGAATCATTTAAACCTGATGCTAGTGGTTTACCTAATCCTAATGCTAAGTTTGCTACGTTTATTGCAAACAATTTTATTGAAAATGAAATATTAGATTATGAAGATAGATTTGAAAAAGAAAATAACAGACCACCTAGTAATGCAGAACGTAGAGCATTTATTATGGATTTAGGTAAATATGTAATTGAAACATATAAATCAGATAATGTAGCAGAACCAAAAACTTTAATACCATTTGAAGAAGCAAAAGAAAAGAAAGAAAAAGAAGAGTTTGAAAAGAAAGAATACGAAACTAATACAGCTAACACTATTCAAACTAATATAGAAAATGTAGATAATATTACACAACTTGTTAAACAAGGTGTTGAAAACTTTATACCATACGAAACAACTATTGGTGATAAAATAAATGTATTTACTGATGAAGAAGCAGAAGATAGAGATAGACAAATTAACAATTTAGTAAATACTATTCTTCCTCAAGCCTTTTCAGGTATAGAGCTTAATGATAGATTTATGAAATATCTAATGGATAACAATGTAAATATAGATTCTATTCTAACACCTATTGCAGAAGCTATTGGTAAAGATAATAATTACGTACTACAAAGATTAAAAATCTTAACATCTCAAGGAAACTAATAAATGACAGATTATAGTATTTTAAAAGAAGCAGAATCTAATGAAAACCAAGAAATAACAATTTTTGGTAATACAGTTAATCTACAAGAAGAAGAAGAAAAAAGATTAAGAAAAGCAAAAAATGCTGAGTCTGCACTAGAAGAAATACAAACAGAAAAATTTTATAATACTCTTAGGTCATACTATGGTTATAGAGAAGGTGAAGAAACAAAATTTAATAGTATGTCTCATGCAGATTTATTAGAATATTTTTACGAAGATAGGTCATGGAGAAACAATAACTCTGTATCTATGGGTATGGATATGGCAAATTCTATGACTGACACTGCTCCAAGACTACAAGAGTTTTCATACATACAACAAACTTACGAACAATTACCGTCATTTTGGAATGACCCTAACAGAAGTTTTGGTGACTGGTTAGTAGACAACGGTGGTGCTATGATACTAGACCCAATAAATTTAATTGGAGTTGGTATTGGTGGTCAAGCCGCAAAACAATCATATAAACTAGCATTAAAAGAAGCACTTAAAGGTAAGATAGCTAAAGAAGTATCTAAAAAAGTTATACTACAAGCACAAAAAGAAGCACAACAAGCGGCTATGGGACAAGCTATTAAGAAGGGTGCATTGTACGAAGGCTTTATTGGTGCAGGTATTGCAACAGGTCAAGATGCTATGCTACAAAACACTGCAATAAATACAGGTGTGCAAGATGAGTTTTCATTAAAACAAATGGCATTTTCTACTGCGGCAGGTTTTGGATTTGGTACAGTATTTGGTGGTGCATTTTCCTATGGTGGATTCAAACTAACTAACAGACAATTAAAAAATACATCTATTAAAAACTTAGAAGATTTACATAACTACGGTAGAAGTACAATTACAGGTAAAAGATTGTTTGCAGATTTGTCTACTAAAAAAGATAAAAAATCATATTACAAAAATTTAACTGATGCAGAAATAGATGATATTGAATATAAAAGTAAATTAGATGGTAAAGATATTGATGCACAAATTAAAAAATTAAGAGAAACTAGAATTGATGGGTCGTCTAAACCACCTAAAGAATTATTAAATTACACTAAATACAATCCAAAGTCATTAGCTATGTATTTAAAAAATACAGCAGATAGATTATTAGCTGATGGTACTATTGAAAGAAAAGTAGTTACTGTAAAAGAAGTAGAAGAACAAGCTAGAATATTAGGTTTAAATCCTGATGAAGTTATTAAATTAGGTAAATCAAGAGCTAAAGCAGATAGACAACTGTATGCAGAAATATTAGCTCATGGTGATTTAATGGCTAAACAAACTGATGATATGATTAAGTTGTCTAATCAGTTACATAAACAAAACATTACACCTACAGAAGAAAGAAAAATAATAAAAGAATTAGAAGTCAGAAGAAAAATGGTTGATGATATATTAATCAATCAAAAAGACATGACTCAAAACATAGCAAGAGCTCAAAGATTTCAACAAATAAATAAAGATGCACAAAGAGCGGCAGAGTTAGTCCTTAACCCTGAAGACCCTAAATTAAAAAACCTTCAAGAAACTAATCCAAAAGAATTTTATAAAGCACTAGCTAAATTAGATAATGATGAACAAGTTATCTTAGCACTACAACATGCACGTAAAGTTGGTAAGTGGGATTTAGTTAATGAATTTATAAACAATAACTTACTATCTTCACCAGATACACACATAATTAATATAGTGTCAGGTTTAGTTCAGACACAATGGAAACCATTAATTATGTTAGTTAGAGCGGCTAACCTATCTATTACAGATAGACAAAGAGCAGGTACATTAGCAATAGAAGCAATGGACACTTACATTATGCAATATGTATACATAGCTCATGCGTTTAAACAATTTGGTAAAAGTTTTTATTTAGGTAGAGGTATTATAGATAGTAAACAAATGAAGTTTGATAACGCTATGCGTCAAGGACAACTACAACAATTTATTAATGCGTCTGGTGAGTTACTTACTGAGCCATTAGGTTTTGTAGGTAAAGGTTTACAGAAGATGGTAGTCAATCCTGTTGCTTATGCAACAAGTATGCCTATGAGATTTTTAACAGCAGGTGACGAATTTCTTAAAACTATAATGTATAAAGCTAGAAGAACAGCACAGATACACGCACAAATAAGAAATGAAACAGGTTCATTACCATTGTTTAGTAAATTAGATAAAGATAGTTATAGAAAAAGATTTAAAGAAATAACAAGTGAATACGAAAAAGGCATTGGTGAAGCTATACCTACAACAGATATAAATGCAAGGTCTGGTATATTAGAGTCTAGTAGATTAGAAGTTAATGACCCATTACAATATGCTAGAGAAGGTACATATACACAATCAGCATACTCTATAAATCCTGCTACTGGTAAAACAGAACAAGGTGTTACAGGTGCTACATTAAGTTTTACAGCAAAACATAAATGGGCTAGAGCATTAGGATTACACTTTATTAATACACCTGCTAACTTGTTAAAATGGAATTTTGAACAACTACCTTTAATTAGAAAAAGCATTGTGTCTGTAAGACATTCATTAATGAAGGGTAAAGATGGTAAATACTTAAATCCTGAAGCGGCGGCTGAAGCTAATGCACGTATGCAAATGGGTATGGCGTTATGGACATCAGCTTTCTTTGCAGTAAAAGCAGGTAAATTTACAAGTGGTGGTTCAAGAGATTATAAAGAAAATCAAGAAAGAGAAAAAACAACTGGTTGGCAACCATACTCATATAAAACTAATGATGGTAGATATATTTCAGTAAACAGACTTGACCCAATTATGATGCCGTTTTTAATTATGGCAGATATGTTTGAAGTTATTAATAAACATTTAGAAACTAATGAAGACTTACCTAGTGAAGCAGAAAATACTATGTTAGAATTATCTATGGGTGTAGTAGCTAGTTTAACTAGAAACATTCAATCTAAATTTTATCTTAAAAATATTATAGAAACAGCAAACTTTTTGTTTAGTGATGATTTTGCTAGAAGTAGAGCACCAGATAGAGTTGGTACTTCTATATTTGCAAGAACATTATACAAATTCTTTCCATTATCAGGTGGATTAAGATATTTAAGTAGAGTAGAGATGGACGAACATAAAGAATTATTAACTTTATCAGATAGATTAAAAGTATTAATGCCACAAATTGTAGATAAAAATAGCATTATGCCAAGACGTAACATGTTTGGTGAAGTTATAAATAGAAAAAATGGTTGGTTATTTGGTCTTGGTAAAAGGTCAGGACTATGGTCTTCACCATTTGCTATGACAGAGTTTAAATATCCTGAAATATCTAAGTTCTTTGAAGGTAGAGATTTTGATTATAGACCACCTGACAAGATAGATAGAAAATCAGGTATAGATTTAAGAGATATTAAAAATAAAGAAACTGGTCAGACAGCTTATGATAGAATGAGAGAGCTTGTAGGAACAGTTAAAATTAGATATGAAGATGGTAAAGAGTATACATTAAAAGAAATAGTAGAAAAATTAGTAATGGACAAGAAAAGTCAATTATACCGTCTTCCTGATAATAAAGTATTAGGTGAGGACATGAGACAGAATCTAATATTAAATTATGTAAATGCGGCAGAGAATATAGCTAAATCTATGATATTAAAAGAGTTTCCACAGATAGTACAAGAACGTATTAAACGAGGAAACTTTAAACAAAATGAAGTAGAAAAAGCCAATAGTGCTCTAAATGTTCTACTAGGGTTATAAAGTACCCCTTTTAGATAAAATAATTAAAATCAAGGAATTTAATGGCAAATAGTTTTGTAAGATACACTGGTAACGGCAGTACAACAGCCTATTCTATACCGTTTAGTTATAGAAGTACAGCAGACTTGACTACTACAATATCAGGGGTAGCTAACACTAACTTTACTTTAAATGCCGCAGGAACAACACTTACGTTTGATACTGCACCTGCAAATGGTTCAGCTATTGAGATTAGACGTAGAACGTCACAAGGTTCAAGACTTACAGATTATGCTTCAGGTTCAGTCCTTACTGAGTCAGATTTAGATACAGACTCAACACAAGCATTTATGATGGGACAAGAAGCCATTGATGATGCAGGTGATGTAATTAAATTATCTAATACAAATTTTCAATGGGACGCACAGAGTAAAAGAGTTACAAATGTGGCAGACCCAACGTCAGCACAAGATGCGGCAACTAAAAATTACTTAGAAAACACGTGGTTATCAGCGTCAGATAAGACTACTCTTAACAATGTTAATAGCAATATATCAGCGATTAATACTGTTAATAGCAACATATCAGCTATTACGACAAATAATTCAAACGCTACAAACATTAATACAGTAGCAACTAACATTGGTTCAGTTAACACAGTAGCAACTGATATTACAAAAGTTATTGCAGTAGCAAATGATTTAGCAGAAGCAGTTTCAGAAGTAGAAACTGTAGCTGATGATTTAAACGAAACTACATCTGAAATAGACACAGTTGCAAACGCAATTACAAATGTAGATTTAGTTGGTGGTTCTATTGCT